AATGTTAAGCACCTGATATGCAACACTTGCAACGGTAATGGTTACGTTAGAATGAAAATATACACTGGACAAATAAAAGTATTTCAGTGTTGGAATTGTGATTCGGAGGGAGAATATTATGAAACAATTGAAAATAACAATGTTGTTGCTGATAATATTAGTAATGACAAACTGCACTAAGTTAGAGTTTGATAGCTTTGATCCTGTAACTTCAACACTAAGATGGGTAATAACAAGTGAAAATAAATAATTTAATAGACCCTAAAAATCCAAACACTGTTGGTAAAAGCTTTGCAAATCTTGGTAATCACATATTAGTAATATGTTTTGTGATTGCTTTAATGTGGGTAGTATGGGTGAGTTATAAATGAAAGAGACTGATGCAGCTTACATAGCAGGGTTATTTGATGGTGAAGGTAGTATTTATTATGTTAAACGAACTGAAAAGAAAAAGAAACATAAAGGCAAAGGGCACAGAGAAGCATATTGCTGGCGTATTAGTATGGAGATAACAATGACAGATCAATCTGTACTACGTTGGGTCCATGAAGTTTTAGGTTGCGGAACCTTCAATCACAAACCAAGAAAAGGTCTTAGAAAAGATGGTACACCCTATCTAAAACAATACAAATGGAGATGTACATTTAGAGATGCGTATTATGTTTGTTGTATGTTATGGCCATATGCACATACAAAATTACCTAAAATACAAAAAGTTATAGACCATTACTCACATTTGGATAATATAATCATGAATGACAAAGTTATAAATTTAAAAGAATATAAGGAAAGGATGGCATTAGAATGACAAATCAAAAAATAAACATACAGATATTTAACTGGGGACCATGTGTTGTCAGGATGAAAATAACTGATTCGTTTAAAAAACTATTATTAGACGAGGGTGAAAAAAATAAATTAGATTTCACTGATAAACTTGCAGGAATCTTAGACAAGGAAACAGGTTACAGTGAGGAGTCTAAGAAAAAAATACTACCAGAATTATCACAATGTCTGGGTGTATACGATCAAGCTTTCGAACAGTATGTAAATAAAAAATACGAAAAGAAACCAGAATATATTTTATCTGCTCTTTGGATAAACTATCAAAAGCCGAATGATTTTAATCCACCACACGACCACGATGGTAAGTTATCATTTGTTACATATTTAAAAATACCTGAAGAATTAAAAAAAGAAAATTCTAAATACACGGGTAAGAGTTGTGGACCTGGAGGTATACAGTTTATCTATGGTAATGGGCCGAGAGACTGTATTACCTATATGTCTTTTATGCCGGAAGAGAATGATATGTATATCTTTCCTGCATGGTTAAAACACTGGGTAGCCCCTTATAAATCTGATTGCACACGTATATCTGTAAGTGGTAACGTACATGACTCTGCGCCATTAAATAATATCATGAGATTTGCGCCTAAGTATTTAGAGAGAAAAGAAAAAAATGAAAATAAAGAGGATGAAAAATATCTCGAGGAGTTAAAAAAGAAATTATGACGACTGCATTTGGATTCGGTATGTTTGGTTATAATATGGTCTGTTTAATGATAGCTGCTTTGATAGTTTATTATTGTATAAATAGATTTCTATGATGGGTGATAAAGATTTAAACGAGTACCATAGTCTTGGTAAACCGATAAAATGGAACAACAAATACACCTATGTTACCGGTACACGGCACGAGGACCATGGAACACGGACCTATGATGTAAATGGTGCTAGACTTCCGTCTGTAACTACGATATTAGGCGCTACCAAAAATCAACAATTCTTAAAAGATTGGAAGGCCAAAGTTGGAGAACAAGAAGCAGACAGAATCAAGAATCTATCTAGCAAACGGGGCACTAGTATGCACAAATTCTTGGAACACTACGTGCAAGGAACTGGCTACGATGATCTTACAGAACTCGGACAGAAGGCGAAAGCCATGGCCAAGAAAGTTATTGATGTGGGGCTTACACCAGTTGAAGAGATTTATGGCTCGGAAGTTACATTGTATTATCCTGGGCTATACGCTGGGTCTACTGACTTGGTATGTGTTCACAACGGTATGGACACTGTTGTAGATTTTAAACAAGCTAACAGACCAAAGAGAGAAGACTGGATTGAAGATTACTTTATGCAGATTGGAGCCTATGCAATGGCACATGACTACGTCCATAAAAGTGAAATAAAACAAGGAGTTGTAATGATTTGCACTCCTGATTTATATTATCAGGAGTTTAAAATTTCAGGACCAGAGTTGCGTTCCTGGAAGCACAAGTTTCTCAAACGATTAGATATGTATCACGAATTAAAGTTTGATGAAAAAGAGGCGGTTGACATAAACTTGCCACAATTAGAAAAGGAGATGAAAAATGAATGATAAATTATTTATAACGATGCTGAAGAGATACGAAGCAGACATTGAAGATGCTCTATACAAGATAGAATGTATTAACGAGCATGGTTTAATTATACCTGAGCATACTGGTATCACTGATGAAGTTGACAAATTGTTACTAAAAGTTTCAGAGACCGAGGGAAAGCTGGCAGCATTGCGTCAACATTATGGCAAAAGAGAGGCAAAGACTGTACTATAAGAGATCTAAAAAGTTTAAAAATTTTTTAGAAAAAAAGTACAGAGTAAAAAGTGTCTTTTTGTCGTTTTGGTCTAGAAGTGTTGATTTTATTGACTTTAGGGTAGACAAATTAGGTGACAAATCATGTTTAGGTAGACAAATTATTTTGTCACTATACAGAAAGGCCTTCCGCGAAACGTTTCATTTTTGTCTCTGTAACTTAAAACTTTCTAGATCCCTTATAGAAAGCTGATATAAGGGGTTATGCCTAGGAAAAGAAGAAAAGCTATTGCCTCTATAACTCCCGATATACCTTATCCGAAAGTCCGAGTGGAGTGGATCGATTGCGTGAGCGATTCGGGCTGGGCTACTGAAAAAGAGTTTGACAAGATGAAACTAGCACGACCTGTTAACGAGGGTTGGTTGTATTCTAAAGATAAAAAATCAATTAAGTTATTTGCTTCTTACGACAGAGAAGATGATGGTAGTTTTAGTTTTGGGGATCGGACGATGATTCCTCGTCAGTGGGTGAAGAAGATTCAGAAGATATAATTTTGTCTGGAGCCGCGATTAAAGCGTAATCCTCTTCTGTTTTCTTAATCTCTCTATCTAATTCTTCCTTGGTCATGTCCTCTAGTTTACCTGTTAATCCTACTGTTCTATTCCAGTATAGACCCTCTACCTGACCTCGTGATCTTTCAGCGTTGTGCGCCGCAGAAAAATTACCTTTTTTAATCGCAAGTTCCTTGATCCGATTTAATTCTGCTATGTGGTTTAGTTTAGTGACTTTGTGTTTCTCTAATTTTTCTTCTTCTAACTCTTCCATGTATTGAACAACTGCTGGATAAGTTCTAGGATTAGTAAGGTCATATCCACTTTGATAACTTCTTTTTTCAGTATAACCAGCCATTTTTGCAGCCTCTGATTTACTCAGAGCTTTCCCTGTGTCTGGGTCGCCAAACACCATAAGTTGTGCAAATCTTTTTTGCATAGACGTTAGTGATCTTTTTATTGCCATAATTGACAATTTAAGTCACATGTCCTATAATGTCAAGTATGGAAAGAGGTTCAAATGATCTTGAAGAGATCATAAAAAGACTAGAGGAAAGAATAAAAGACTTGGAAGAAATAAACAAAAGGTTAAGAAAGGAACTCAATTATGTTCGTGAAACATCTTCAAGAGTATCTTGATCAGTTTACAGACGGCAAGCGTGGTAATGCGGTTTCTAACGCCACTATCTACATGCAGGTAGGTGGTCATCTTGAAGAGGTTAAAAGAATTGAAGTGCAAGAGTCAAATATAATTGGACAAAGCGCTGTGCGTGTTGTATTAAAACCTACGAGATCAAAGTTAATTATCGCGCCTAAGACCCCCGAATAGACGTCCCTAGTTATTTTGAAACCTGAGAAAAAATTATATGAAAAACTTAAAAAGGTATCTAAGGATATCATCTGGACTAGAATTGAAAACCAAAGCCTATTTGGGACTCCTGATTTATTGGGCTATAATATTAATAGCACCTTTTTCACAGTAGAACTTAAAGTTGCAAGTGGCAACAAAGCTCGCTTGTCCCCTCACCAAATTTCATTTCATATCCTACACCCCAAAAACTCTTTCGTGCTTGTGGAGTGGAAAGGTAAACACTTGTTGTTTGAAGGCAAGCAAACGCTTGCGCTTGTAGATTCTTCGTTGTCATCGCTTGTTCCTATTGTTGATTCGCTTGAAGATTGTGTGAAGTATTTGTCTAGTTTGTAGATTTATTATTCGTCTGCAACTAAAAAACCATCTGCGAGTATTTGATCCTCAACATATTTTTCTAGTTCTTTTTTAGTTAATTTAGATAAAAAATCTTTTTCACCAAAATTATTTTTTTGATTTTTAAAATCATCAACAATCATTCTCATTAGTTTATCATATAAATAATCTGCGTGAGCTATACAATAATCTAATTTTTCTTTTTCTTTTTTCTTACGCTCATACGCCTGCGCCTTGTTCTTACTATCTCTGTAGTCGTGTCCGTCATCTCTTTGTGTCATTACTTCTCGCTTTCTTTTATTTCTATTAAATCTTTTTTTTCAACTCCATCATCAAAACCTTCTGCAATCCAGCCGTGATCTCCATCAAATTCATAAAATTTTTGTTGTCCTTTATCGTTGTCTTTATATAAAACAACTCTCCATATTCTTATTGGCAATTCATTCCAATTAGTTTTTTTCATATTATCCTTTCTGCTCGCTCGCTTGTTCATTTTATTATTCATATCTTTTATATTTTTTACTATCCAAAACATCTTCTAAAGTATTGATTAAATAATGAATATCTATGTCATTTAATGTATAGATAGCTTTTTTTAAAACATTCATGTATGGAATATCTTTTTTTTCATCTGAACTAGGTTTAACACATTTATATTCAACCCATTTTCCATTTTCTTTTACCCATTTATTTAGTTTCATTTTTTTTCTTTCTGCTCGCTTGTCGCTTGAGCTTGTCGCTTGTTAGTTTTAAAGGGATCATTGCCCCGCTATGCATACGATCTAGAACCCGTTGCAATAACCCCTTTATTCGCACAAAATTAAACATCTTGCACAAATCCAGTTTGATCTTTTAACGCCCGACCTTTAGCGTATAGACCTATAATAACATTTTTAGGATCATTAAATCTTAAATCAGATTTATCACCATTAAAAACTTTATAATTTAAAAATCTTTTTGGAAGTTTTTTTGATCTAAAAACAGCGCTAATATTTCCGCCCCGTTTTAATATATCAAGCGCTTGCGCCTTGTTGTCCTCATTTAAACTATATGTTAAATGATAATTTTTTGGATATTCTTTTTTAACAAATTTTAACGCGCGTTTATAAATTTTTGTATAGTCATAAAATTTAACTTTAGGGAATTCATTATATAAGCCGTGAATATTCCAATCAATGTCGCTTGTCCCGTTTAATCTTATAGCGGGTTTAAATCCGCTCTTTTTACATCTTAGAATATGTCTTTTTATTTCTATTCTTAATTGATCTAAAAATGTTTTACGCTCTAAAAAATACCACTTCGTTTTATTAATACGCCCTAATTGTACTGAATTCATTTGACCCCGCCCAGCTGTATTTAAACAGCTTGCCATACAACCAGCGCTTGCCATTGGACACACATTAAAACCGCTTGTACGTTGCGGTGCTAAATATAGAATTGCGGTCATATATTTGT